CCTTGCACGATCTCCCCTGCCGGACTTGCACAGGTATAACGCACGCTGGGACAGGCAACATCGAAATCCTTTATTAGCCCGTCATTCGCCTCACCAAAGGGTATGGCCGTGTTCTGCACGGTCTCCGTCAGGTGAGAGACAACCCAGCGCCACACTGGCTCAAGGCGGCCATCGAGCCCGTAATCCATACGGGCCCATCTGACCAAATTATTAGCCAGCAATACGATTGATTCAGGAGTGATGAGCTCCTCATCAACGTAAAAGGGCGTTACATCGATACCGTCCAGATAGTGACGTCCGCAAGACTCGCGGAAGAGAGGGCCTGAGGTCGACCAAAAGGACTTGGCCGAATTAAACTCAAACCCGCAAAACGATAACACCTCCCTAAGAAGGCTGACCGCCTCCGTTGGAAGGATAATGTCATCGCCATACACTGTCACATCCTCAGGTATCTCCAATACGGCACAAACCGAGGAGGCAAGGCAAAAGAACACCAAGCTCTCTAGTTCAAAGGTGAAACCATTCCCCATGCTGCTGAAAAGCTCATAGAGGTGGTCCACCGTGCCGATCCAACCAGAAGTGGTGCGGAGTGAATCCATCACCGTAAACCACTGCCAAGCCGACGTCCGGGTATGATCGTGATTTCCTATAAGGTCATACACTAGCTGACAAGTAAGGGAATTACTTGCACCGGAGATATCGACTGTCGCAAGGGTGCCAGTCCGGCTCCCCAATAATGCGCGACGTTGGTTGATTGACTGATCGTTAAGATTCACGCCAGCGGCATATAACCGCTTCCTTAACCCGTATCCTGCTCCCAGCTGGAGTAGGACATTCATGTCGGGTTGTGGCGCTATTGTACGATCTGTCAACGCGTTCTTGGATACGCTAATCACTCGGTCATGTTCACAAACTATGAACATGTCGGCAGGAGTAACGCATGGCGACAGAGTAAACGCCCAGTAAGGGCACTCCGATAAATACCAATACGCTAACGGCATAGCCGAAAGAGTGACGTGCTGCTTCCCGGTTAACTTCATAGTAAGGTCCACGGATTTCCCGCGGATCCTCGATGTAGCACCGGGGCCAAACCTACTACCCTCTAACAGGTCACCAGGATCAAACCCGCCCAAAATATCAGCTGCTTTCCGAGCTGCCAGCAAATAACACTGGCGCACGCGGGGGTTTTCCCCGTAGCTACGTTTTGCAAGGCGGTCGTTGGTGACACGATTGCGAGACTCCTGATCCATCAGGGAGTTAATCGCAACCGCTGCTCTGTCAACTCCGAGATCAAACCCAGGGTACTTGCGTAGAAGTTCCTTCAGCAAGTATTGGTCCCTGAAATTCGGGGCGGAGAGGTCCGGCATAGGAAGCCGAACTAGTCGACCTGGCTCTAAAGGATCGTTCCAACGAACCCCCAGAGCTTCAGAAACCTGTCGAAACAGGTCCACAGGGTCGATTCGGGTAGGCCGCACAGAGTAACCGTGACGACGAGTGTCCATAAGAGTACCTCATTTGGACTGGGGCGAGCGAACCGGATGTAATCCCGGTTAGCTTGGTGTGTCTTTCGTCTAGTAGACGAAAGCACCTTGGTCTACCAGTGCCAAGACCAATGCGTTAAGGAGCGCATTACTGGTCATGACACGGCAATCCTTGACATCGGCTTCCGCCCATGTCAGAGGGATATTGACGACCACCCCGATCGAAGCGAAGTCGCCCACCTTGGTGTTGACGACGCCATTCACGGTCTCCGTAACGGCACGTGGCCGCACGATGGAGATTTTGGCAGTGCGCAACTTACCAGTGTCCTTGAGGGACATGATAAGTGTGTCCGCCACGCCGGCGGGGGACATAGAGAGGTCGCGAAAGTAAGCCGCGCCTCCATCCACCTTGATCGGCGTAAACGTGTGCGACGCAGGGCTAGCCTTGCCGTCGTTAATCACAATTGCTGCATTTGCAGGCATTTTGGATCATCTCCAGGAGGTTAAGAATACCGAGAACCACCACGCAGCCTTTGATGAAGCAGCGTGATCGCATCTAACGCATGCGTCAGATCAAAGTTCTCGAACCCGTACCAAACAAGCTTTGAAGCGGGTGTAGAGATAACAGATCGGTCGAATCGTGTAAACGATGCTCGCGATTGCATCTCCCCAGTCACTTGTAGGGGAACCGAGGCTTTACCCCAGTCCCACCTTTGTGTGGCTGTTAAAGTATACCGCTTCGTGACAGAACCGCCCCTCCAACGTAAACCCCACATGGCATTTAAACCATCGAGGTAACGCCCAACACCCAAGAACCAGTCGACCACAAAGGAGTACGGAAGTAACTCCCAAGCGACCAATAAGGGATCCGTGATGCCGG